TGACGATTCGGAATCATCCTCGACATCAGTTTCAACGTCTGGCTGATCTTCAGCCTCCTGCGTTTCAATTTGCTCCTCATCAGGAGTGTCATCAAACTCGTAGTCGCCTGGTTGCGTCATATGGGTGCCCTTATAGGTGAGATGCCCAGAAAAGGTCTGGTGGCCTGTGTACAATGTAGCAGTATTGGCGAGAATCTACAACAAGTGGCGAGATTCGCTAATCTGGCTGCGCTTTGACATATCGAGGGGGCCTTATAGTGGGCTGGTTGCGGCAACATCTAGTGCTGCGTCATAGTATTTTTGGAATTTTCCAAAATCAAAGTCTCTCGCGCCCTCTACTCCGTACTCTGAAATGTTTTCTAATGCGTACTGCATTATCTGATTCACATTATCTGAATGAATTACTCCAGCACCATTTATTGCATTTTCCATTGCACGAACCGGCAGTGTTATAGATAAATCCTCTATTTTGTAAACAGGGATTTCACTTGCGCCTAGCTGACGCAGCGCCTCTAACCTGTGCTGCCCCTCGACAACATTATTGTCCTGGTCAACAATTATTCTGCTTATATAGCCATTTTCGCCAGTAATTCTTCCAGACAACTCCTTAACTCTTTGGGTTTCATTGTTATCAAACCTAACTCCTCCATAGACATCGTTAATGTTAAGGGTTTGATTACCAATAACTTTTGGATATTCAAAATTTGAGTTCATTACATTATTTATGTTGTCTGATGGTCTTCGCACTGGAATGTCTTTTCCCTGCACGTTGATCAAATTGGCCGCTTTCTTTATAGCTCCACTCGCGGCATCCCCCACCACAGGCACCATCCCCAGAGCTGTCGCCCCACCAAGGATGGCAGCAGTACCGTAGTTCCCACCCCTTGCAGCTTGCACAGTGTCAGCCACGCCTACAGCCTCACCAACACTTGGCACAAAGTCCACAGCACCCGTGAGCATATCAGCCATGCCAGCCCTATATCGCTGCGAAGGAGTGCCGCCCATTGCTCGACCTCCTAGAAGGTCTGTGATGCCTGATCTCATCGTCTCCCTGAACGCAGGGTTGAATGGATTGTAGGAGCGTACAGCAGGCTCTGCTGACTGGGGAGTAAACTGTCTGAGTGCTGACTGTGGCATTGGCATGAGTTACCTCAAAACTGCGTTGTTATTTGTGCTATAATCACGGCATGAAAACTATTAAAGACAGACCTATCACTGACCACTCGCTGTGGGTTGAAGTTATCACTGCTGATCCGGCATCTTGGGACGTAGGAACCCTCCGCGCACACCTTGATATTGAAGGCGTCACAGGGAAGGCTCAAGAGCGCCTAGTCAAGGTAAGATTAGCCCTAGACGAACCATCTCGTCGATAGTGTCCCTTGTAAACACCCCCTGTCCTCCAGCCTTCAGCGTTGCCTGTATTGATGATCCAGCGCCGCTTCCGCCCCCAAAGTTTCCAAAGTCATAGCCCTGAAGGGCGCTTCTGGCTGCTCCTATACTTCTGCTGTCTCCTGATAGCAGGGCAGCGTCTAAATTCTGTTTTGCAATGTCTGCTCGCCTAGCCATCTCATCATAGAAGTTGACCTCTCCAAGCTGCCTAGTTCCAATTGACGGGTCTAGATTCAGAATGTTGAACCCTTCAGTTGATGCACCAAGCGGCCTTCCGAATTTTGCCGCCGCATATGCAGGGTGCGAACTGTCTCCAAATACTTTTTTCCCTTTAGCATAAAAGTCAGGGTCCATCAGGTAAAAAGAATTGACCGATCCCCAAGGCGCATCCATTTGCTGTGGATCAGTAACGATGGCCCTGATCTGCGATATGCTCAATGCTCCAGCATCTCTGAATTCATCTAGCGCGTACAGAACCTCTTTGCGCCTGCCGCCAATGGACTTTAGGTATTGAGGACTCGCATTATCGATACCAGGCCAATCTGGTATTGCCTCGTACTTTTTCCCTTTACCATTCCTAATTCTAAGGTCTAGGGCTTGCTTGTCTGCGCTGCTCAATACCTGCTGCGCGTAAGGGACAGCAATGTCCGCTGATTGCGTTGCGAAGTCAGAGCTAGAACCAGGGATCATTCCATGAGGAACAAATACAGCACCATCTTTTCTTGGGCTTTTTTCTAGCGCAAGTTCTGCCCTGTTGAGCTGTCCAGCAACCGCCGTCTCTGCGGAAGAGAAAGCATGGCCTCTGCCTAGCTGCTCGTCTTGAAAGCCCCAGAAAGTACCGCCTCTCATCTCGGAGCTTACTGGAACCCCATCGACTGATTTCACAACATCTAATCCAGATCGACTGGTATCTGTAATCCCCGTGTAATACCCTCGGTCAATCAAGTCCTCGGCCCTAGCAATAGGAACTTGTCTCAGGGCTGGTTCGCTGAACTCTACAGCCAGTGAGTTGACAGAATCTGCGTCTCCAACTCTTGAGAGTATTGGCGAGTCTCTGGTCACCTGTGGTATTGGCCCCGCACCAACCTGCCTTACTTTCGCGGCATCCCTAATCGCTTTCGCTCCAGCAGCGCCAGTTATCCAAGGCAGCACGCCAACACCTGATAACAGATAGTTGCCCATCGTCCTCTCTTCTGGATAGGCAGCGTACATAGCCGCATCAGCAAGTATCCCCGTGATGTCGCCAGCAATAGGCACAGCAGACATTGGGATTGACGCAGCGCCCAGAACGTCAGCAGTAGTCTGGCCTCTGGTCTTAGGCACGCGAACAGGTGCCGGTCCTTGGCCCATCCCCATCATGTAGGCTTGATCTAAGGCTCTGAGTGCCGACTGTGGCATGATTAATCCTCCTCGCCTTCGTCTTCTCTTTCTTCCCACGCCTGACACACTCTCAGGTTGTGGCATACGAACTCAAACTTCTCGCAGTAGCCTCGACCACCACCATCAGCGTCATACTCATCCTCTGGAACTACTTCTATGTATTCCAGCTTTTCAGGTGAGTTGTGGAAGTATTCACAGTTGCCGCACATCTGCCTGCGGGCCTCTGGGGGCTTTACGCCCCATGTCTTAGCCATCATGCGGTAGTAGTCAGTGTTGTCACTGGTGGTCTCTTCAGGACCGAACTTCCAGTTCTCAATCACATTGGCTCGATTGGCTCGGTTGATCTTCGCAGTGAAAGGCTCTTCCTGCTCGATGATAATGGTCATGCCTTCTAACGGATTCATACCTGCCCCCTGAACGGATTAAGTGCGCTGACGATTTTTAATTGGTTATCGATCTGCTTGCCTTGAGTATCGACGGCGTCCTTCTCGATGCTGGCTCCAGCCTGTTGAGCTTTGATCTGGGTGTTCATGCGATTAGTCTGAGCGTTGAAGACATCCAGTTGCTGAGTTGCCTGATCTGCCTGCACCTGCATCTGCATCTTCTGGGCTTCCAGTTGAATCTTCGCTGTCTCCAACTGAAGTCTCTGGACCTCGACCTGCGCTCTCATCTGTTCGGCTTGGGCCTTTGCCATCTCAGCCTGCGCCAGAACCATTGCTGGGTCTTGCTGCTGCTCCTGACCCTGTGCGCTCTGGGCCATCTGAGCCTTCTCTTCCTCGGTCAACTGGGTCTGGGGAATCAGCCCTTGAGCCATCATCTGTAGACGCTTGCGCTCACCGATCTGAGTTGCTGCACTGGTAGGAATTGCATTGAGCAGGATGTCGCCAGCCATGCCAATGATTGACGGATCGACCTTGGCAATCTCGATGATGGTCTCGATGGTCTCCTGCTGCCGGTTGCGGAATGACGGCCCTGCTCGGCAAGAAACGCTGTACTGGCCCTTGGTCAGGTCGTTGAGCGTAACAATCTCACCCGTCTGTTGATCAATGATCGGTTCATTGAGAACTTGCATCTCGCTGCTGCCATCCTCGTACAGCAGTCTGACTGTGCGCTGGGCATCGTAGACCTTGGGTATGGCTTTGACCAAGATGTCACCAGTGGCAGCAATAGCCGCTTCTAGTGCTCGGAAGTATTTAATAGTGCCGTTGTCGCCCTTGGCTTGCAGGCTTTCAATAGCCACGCCTGACTGTAGGCCAGGGTTGTCTCCCATCGATGCTGCAAACATTCCCGCAGTCTGCCCTATGATCTGGCGCATGGACTCGGAGATCGTGCGTAGACCTGGGTTAACCTGTGCGCCACCCTGCTGCATGGGAGCGCCAGGCATCTCAGGATCGACGTTGTAGAACTGGACTGGATCGCTGTTAGTGTTGAGCGTAGCCAGTGCGTCCTCATGCCCTGCTGCTTGAGTCAGGGTCATCCAGTACTTAGCCCTTGGAGCCAGAGCGCCTTCCTCGATCTCGCGTGACAAGCTGTAGTTGAGGACGCGCTGCGGATCAAGCAGCTTCTCAACGACACCCCAATAGATTGTCTTGTTCTCGACGATCTTGAAGTTGCCGTACAGTGGGACGATAGGAATGCGGTCAAAGATTGTTTCTTCCTCATCTTCCAGCCAATCTGTTTGGTCAAAGAAACGTGAATAGACCTTGGTCTTGTAAGCCTTTCGAGTCCTGACCTCCTCGATGCCAAGCTGTACCAGCTCGTCCTTCACCTTCTTAAAGTCATCATCGATGGTGTAAACAGCGCCATTGCTCATCAGCACCAGCTCAACCGCCTCTTGGCTGACGTAAAACAGTTGCCCGACAACGATCACCTGACCCTTGTCATAGTATGCGTCACCCTCTCTATCTATCGACACGGACGCCTGAGAGCCTTCAGGGTATCGCTTGACGTACTCCTGAACTGACATAGCGTGAAGCAGGAAAGCGTACTGAGCGTCAGACTTGTCTTGCAGGTAGGAAGCAGGGTCGAACCATACTCTATCGATAAAATTGGCTACCGGCTCGATCACCAAGTCTTGGTCGAAAGACTGCGGATCAGAATACTTGTGGCTGATCATCCAGCCATCGTAGCCAGTAGTGACCATTCCTCGACCGGCATTGACGTAAATGTCTTTGGCTCGGCTGATTGCCTCGATGTTACGCACCAGCCCATCAATGACCATCGCAGTCTCTTTAGACGCTGGGCCTGACATAGGGCTGACCTTGATGTCGAAGTCCGCAAGCTCAATGGACGCAGTCACCTGATCAATAATTGGATTAACCTGGTCGAATGTGTAACGAGGCTTGCCGACATTGTTCGTCCACCAATAGGGTTCCCACTGGCCGTCACGCTTGTCCACGAATAAATGCGCTTCACGCGCCTTCTCTCGGTTGTCATGGTCAGCCTCTTGAGCCGAAGACATAAGATTGAGCACTGACTGAAGGCTGTCGAAGTCAATCGTGTATTCGCTGTTGTCGTTCGATTCGTACTTAGCCATTATGCCCACCCTTTGAATTTGATCTGCTTGACCTGCACTTTCTCGCCCTTCTTGCTTTGAGCAAACTGCCGGAAAGCGTCAGCGCCTTCTGAATGCTCGTCGTGCAATGGCATATCCATGAACCTGCCGTTCGTTGCGCTCCACCGCTTGCGGTATCTATCGAGGTGGATGATACCGGCCTTACAAGCTGTCTCGTCGAACCACACCGTAGCGAACGAATCGCGGGTCACTTGTATGCCGTGATTGATCTCATCGACCCTTGGCACCAGCTCAATGTTCTTCAGCCCCAACCTGTCCAGCATCTGCTGCGGAGACACGTTGGCAAGCTGGCCCTGTCGCACATGACCGGCATCGTGCGGGAGATAGTGTACACCCCAGACGTAGCCTAGCTTCTGCATCTCGCTGACGTAGTGAGCGTAAGGCTCGCCCCAGCCTTCGATGAATCCAATGAAGTTGTCGTTCTGTCCGACTCTTTGGTGCAGCCAGATCGCGGTGCCATCAGAGGAGCCAATGTCCCAATAGGTATTCACCGGATAGCCTGGGCGATACGGTAGTGTGGTTATTCTGCCCTGCTTTCGTATAGCTGTCATCTGCGCTGAGTAGTAGCAGCCCTCAGTTGACTGTTGGAACGCCTCATCTGGAGTGCTTGGATACTCCTGCCACATCCTTTCTTCTTGCCCGCTGAAGTCTGAGTCGCGGGTAGAACACCACCAGGCGCGTTGCTCTTGGCTGAGTGTACAGCCCTGATCTTGCTCAATCTTGTCGAAGTATTCGTTGTCAGTTGCGGTAATCACCACGCCAGTGGATGGCATCTTGTATCGAGGCTCGACCCACCAAGGGAAGAAGTTGAATTTGAATTCCTTCTGCGTGAGCGTGTTGCCGGTTTGTGCTTTCTGCATGGACAGGCGGCACATATCATAGAACGCCCCCTCCTGACCCTCTGCGGTTGACTCAATGAAGATGACGCCGTTGCTGGTCACTGAAGGAATTGAGCCGGTGATAACCTCATTAGCGCGATCTGGGAACTTTGCACATATCTTGCCAAACTCGGAAACGTGCAGGTACTGGAGCGTACCACCCCGTGCGCTGGTTGCCACCGAGATCGCGCTGTTGTTATGGGAGAACAGAAGTTCTGTCTGGCTGTCCTTCTCAAGCGTCATTGACTGGCGCAGCGTTGCCGGAAGGTTGTTATAGGCAAACTGCACCTTGTCGCGGAATATGGTCTTCGCCACGCTTTCGGTCTGAGCAACGATTGAAGCCCTGACGTTATCGCGGAACAACACGCAGTCAAGGAAGTAGATAGCTATCAGGGTAGTGAAGCCTAACTGCCGAGCCTTGAGGATGATGTTGCGGTAGTGCATATCCTCCAGCAGTTTGATCTGGGAGGCATTGGGAAGGAATGGCACTGCCAGGTCATCTTCGCCATCGTCACCCTTAATCATAATCTTGTAGAGGCATCCGCTGGTGAGCCTCCACATCGGGTCTTGCAGCATAGCCTTGAGGTCGTCAACAGTGGTCATTTTGGCCCTAGTGTTCTGCCCTTGATCTCGCCTAGTAGCAGGGAGATGGGGTTATCGGGGTCGCCGCCGATAGACAGGTGGTCGCTCTCCTTGAAACCCATCTGCGTCTTTGCCCAGAACATCGATCCGCGCAGGCAGTCGGCATATGTTGCGCCCTTACTCATGGCATCGCCTGTTGCTGCTTCAAACAGGAAGCGGCGCACCTTGGTGTTGGCTTTGACCTTGGCACCGTCTAACTCGGCGCGGTAGTGCTTTCGCAGCGTCTTGGCATCTATGCCGACATAAATGCTGATCTCCTCCTGCGGCACCCCGTAGGCGCACAGTGCGGAGACCTCGGCGCGGGTCTTGTCGTCTGGGATGTGTTCAGGGGAGCCGCTCATATACTGGCATCCTGTAGTGATTGGAGCGCATGGGTCGGTGCTGCCCCGCCGCTTTCTGGCTGGTCGCCAGAGTTAGCCTGCTTCATGCGCTTGGGGTATGGCTTTGCTAATGGTAACACTTTCTCTCTCATTTCAGCATCTAGGGGCATGAGGTAGCGATGTTTGCCTGTTGTGACTACGATCTTGCACTGACTAGGCTTTACCGTTTTTCTTACTGCCCCTTGCTGGATATTCCATCCTTTTTCAGAGACTTGCCTAGAATGCAGCCTCTTTCCATCTTTCCAATATTCTTTTCCTTTTTGTGTGTCTCCAGCGTAAAGCCAATTACCTGCCTGATAGATGCCGCCATGATGCCCGTATTGAGGGTCAGCAAAAGAGACGATTAAGCGCAAATCAGGACTGTTACGCTTCAAAAATTGCATAGCAAGTTTAGCAATGCGAGACACAGGCGAGTCGTGCGCTCTCAGTGCTATGCGCGTAAGCTCACAGCCTTGATCTTGAGTTAATCCATAAGGAGCCATTAGATTGGATGATGCGCCTCTGCTGAAAATTACAACACCTATAAACTTCCCTTTCTCCCAGACCCCAACTTTCACTAATGGCGGCACTGGTATGCTTTTGCTGTAATGCCAATTTTCACAAGCATACTTTGCTGCATCATGGGTTGCCCAGTCTATCCTCAGATCGACTTTAGACACGAGAATCAAACTCCTCACCACAATTCGGACAAGTAACCATCTTTGGATCAAGTTGATCTAGCTTGCCCTGATCATCTTCAGTGCCAGGCGCAAATTCTTTGTCTGTAACGATTTCAAACATTTCTTGATGTGTGAAACCCGTCAGGTCTAGGTCAAAGCCCATTGCGCCAAGCTCATCAAACTCAACTCTTAAAACTTCGTAGTCCCAGCCAGCATTCAGCGCCAGTTTGTTATCGGCAATGATGTACGCCCTGCGCTGTGCGTCTGTCAGGTGGCTGGCCTCAACGGCCGGCAGCTCTGTCATGCCCAGCTTCTTTGCAGCCATGACGCGACCATGCCCGGCAATGATGCCCTTCTCACCGTCGATGATTACGGGGTTAAGAAAGCCGAACTCTTTGATTGACGCCGCGATCTGAGTGACCTGTTCTTCACTGTGGGTGCGACTATTCCTAGCATACGGAATGAGGTCAGCGACCAACACAGTTTTTATAGACGGGAACTTGTTCACTCAAACCTCGCTTTCTTCGCCCGCTTGGCTACATCCAGAGCAATAGCGATAGCCTGCTTCTGAGGCTTGCCTGACTTCATCTCTGTCTTGATGTTAGCTGAGACAGTCTTCTTACCGTACCCTTTTTTCAGTGGCATAGTGGCTCCAGAGAGCAATTGATTTACAGGGATTATACACGATTGAAAATATTTTAAAAAAGATTGCTCTACCCTCTTGCGTATACAACCAGATGTTGTATTATATCTCCCATGCCAGCAATAAAGCAGGC